AACCGCACCACGCAAGGAGCGATCCGGAAGCTGAAGGACGGCCAGGATAATTACCTGTGGCAGCCGTCCTTCGTGGCTGGCCAGCCGGCCACCATCGCTGGTTATCCAGTCACAGAGATGGCTGGCATGCCGAGTGTGGCCGCCGATGCCCTGCCGATTGCGTTCGGCGACTTCCGCCGCGGTTACCTGATCGTCGACCGTACCGGCGTGCGCGTCCTGCGCGATCCGTACACCAACAAGCCGTACGTGATGTTCTACACCACGAAGCGCGTTGGCGGCGGCGTGCTCGATCCGACCGCGATCAAGGTCCTGAAAATGGCTGCTGCCGGCGGCTGATCAGAAGTTGGGGGCTTTCGGGGCGGTCATCTGCGACCGCCCTTCAACCATCAGGAGTGATGACCAATGGCAAAGAAGCCTGATACCGCGTCCGAGAAGGGCGTGGAGAACCCCGCGCCTGCCGATAGCATGGACAGCGCATCCGGCGCGATCATCGAGCCGGAGATCAAGGAGGGTGTTGATCTCGATCACCCCGCGATCGACGACAATCCTCGCGCAGGCACGTCCGCAGACCAAAACAAGCGGGACATGAACGACCCCAATCGCCGCACGCCGGCGGATGAGGACTTCTCTGGGCAGGGCCTCGATCCTGCGCCCTACGGCAAAGCTTCGAAGAAGAAGTAAGCTCATGCTGACGCCCGTCCTCGTAACCCCGCCGGCCGTTCCGCTTTTCACGGCAGAGGAGGCCGTCGCGCGCCTCCATCTCACCGTGGACAGCGACGACGACAACGCCTTGATCAATCATTACATCGAAGCAGCGACGGCATACCTGGATGGCTATTCGGGGATACTCGGACGGGCGCTCATCACCCAGACATGGCGCATCGACGCTAGAACCTGGGGCTATCCTTTCATCCGTCTGCCGCTCGCTCCGGTCCAGTCCGTAACCGTGAAGTATTTCGATCGCGATGACGTCGAGCAGACGCTTGCTGCGGATCAATACGAGTTCTTAACCGACGCCATGGGCCCGCGCATCGGCAGGGCGCCATCCAGTTCATGGCCATCGCTGTTCTCCCGCGGCGACGCAGTGCGAGTGAGTTTCGTCGCAGGCTATGGCGATGCGCCAACCGATGTGCCGTCTCCTATCCGCCAGGCGGTCCTGATGCTCGCGGCGCACTGGTATGCCAACCGCGAGAGCGTGTCCGACCATAATATGACCGCAGTGCCGAACGGAGTCAGCGCTTTGATCGCGCCATATCGGAGGCAGAGGATATGATCGGAGCCGGTAAGCTTCATCACAGAATCGCCTTCGACAAACCCGTCGATCAGTCGGACGGACAGGGCGGCACCGTCAATGGATGGCAGGAGCAGTTTCAGTGCCGCGCGCACTATCGCTTCCTACGCGGTGGGGAGAGCGTGCAGGCCGCGCGCCTAGAGGGGCGCCAGCCGCTTGTCATTACCGTGCGTTCATCGAGCGAGACACGGCAGGTGAAGACTGAGTGGCACATCCGTGATGTCAGAACCGGGACGGTCTTCCAGGTTAAGGCGATCAATCCAACTGAGGATCGGCGCTTCATCGAAATCCTGGCGGAGAGCGGGGTTGCCGGCTGATGGTGCAAGGTCTCGATCGACTGCGGCGCAAGCTCCTGAAGACCATTCCGGACCGCACGCGCGAGCGTACCGTTGCCGCGATGGAGAAGGGCGCAAACGAGCTCGTCGCCATGATGAAACTGCTTGCTCCGAAAGATGAGCACGATCTCGTCAATAGCATCGGCTGGACGTGGGGTGATGCGCCGGGCGGCTCCTTCGTCATCGCCAGCTACCGGGGCCGGGATTACGGCGCGCTGCGCATCACTGTTTATGCCGGAAATGAACGGACCATGGTCGACGGCCGCAGCAAGAAATTCCAGAATGCCATCCTGCAGGAGCTCGGGACGAAGGACATGCCGCCGAGCCCGTATTTCTACCCGAGTTGGCGCACGCTGCGCAGGCGCATCAAGAGCCGGATCACCCGCGAGATGAAGAAGGCTATCCGTGAGGGTGCGAAATGAGCGCGTCAAACGAACTGCAGACGCTCATCTATCAGCGCCTCATGGCGTTTCCCGCAGTGCAAGCTGCGGTGGCGGACCGCATTTATGACCAGCCATCGGCTACTGCTACTCTCCCATATATCAGCTTCGGCCCTTCCGATGCCGTTGAGGACGATGCCGACTGCATCACCGGGCGCGTGGAGACGATCCAGATTGATTGCTGGTCGCGATACCAGGGCGGCTTCAAGGAAGTGAAAACCCTAGCCGACGCGGTGAAGAAGGCGCTTCACCGTTATGCGGGCGAGATGGAAGTCAACGCCCTGGTCGAGATGACCGTGGAGACTGTGCGCTTCTTTCGCGACCCGGATGGTGTCACCTCGCATGGTGTCGTGACCGTGCAAGCGATTGTGGAGGAACGCTGATGCCTTGGGCCATCTTCCGCCGCGAGTTCAATTTCGACCATCGGCCGCTCAAGGCGGTGTCTCAATTCATCCGGCCCTCGGACGTGCCGCAGGAGTTCCCCGAGCGAGTTATCGCGGCTGCCGTGAAAGCCGGAGCGGCTGAGAGGGCGCCAAGCCCTCGGCCGGAAGAGAAACGCGCCTACAAGCGCGCCAAGCGGGCAAAAGCCCAAACCACCTGAGAACCGGGCGGAGAGCCCGCTAACCCGCGCTGGTCGTTGACCGGCCTGTCTTCGCATGGAGAAACGCAATGGCACGCGCCATCACCGCCAAATACGAGGAGATGATCCTCGAAGTCGAGACCGAGACGCCCGACACCTATGCCGCTATCTGCGGCCTGACCGATGTCACGATCAACCGCACGTCGAACATCGACACGTCGGAGATCCCCGATTGCGATGATGAAAGTCTCCCGCTCTCTCTGGAACGTCAGGTGCGCTCGCAGGAAGTGACGGTCTCCGCGACCGGCGTATGGGCGCTGCAGAGCAACGAGATGATGCTCGATTGGTGGTACTCGGGCGCGACGAAGAACATTCGTCTCCGCAATACCAAGGCCGAGAATGATGGCGAGGTGGGCGACACCTATGCCGAGGCTGGCCCGGCACTGCTCGCGAGCCTGAACAACTCCCGAACGAAAGGGCAGAAGGTCTCCGCCGAACTGGAAATCCAGTTCGATGGTGTACCGACCCGCACCTTGGTCACGGCCCCCTGATGCGCGGCATCGAAATCACCTGGCCCGGTGGTGAGCACGAATTCAAGCTCACCATCGACCTCCTCCGCGCCCTGCAGGACAAGTGTGATGCCGGGCCGGCATTCATCCTTCAGCGCCTTTCGACACAACGCTGGCACGTCGATGATGTGGTCTCGACCATCCGCCTCGGCCTGGAGGGTGGGGGGATGGAGAAGGAAGCAGCACGCAAGCTCGTCACGAAGGTTCTAGACGATCGACCGATCGCCGAGCTTGTGATGACGGCTCAGGCCATCCTTATGGCGGCGTTGTACGGCGCGCAGGATGACCCAACGGGGGAATCTCCAGCGGGAGGGGAGAACGGCAAGAGCGCGAACCTCTCCCGCGAGGAAAATGGCGCTTCTCCGGCTTCTACCAATGGACCCATGCACTCCACCGCGACATCGGCGGAATGACGCTGTGGGAATTCGCGGCGGCGGTTGACGGGTACATCCTCGCCAATGATCCCAAGGCCAAGCCGAGGGGCGGGGACATCGACGAGGAGCGCCTGGCGGAGCTGGGGATAGTGGGGTTTTAGCGATATCGGCTTACGCGGCACTCCGCATGTTCTATGCCATCTATGCGGGGTCCGAAATTGTTGCCGTATGCGACACCGCCGGGCTCAATGTTCTCAGCTGCCACCCTGATCACTGTCACGGCCTTGTGGTCCTTATCGAGCAATGCACAGTCAGCGAAGACTGCTCTCAAGTTCTCATCGGTGTTGTTTGTGAACTTAAGCACGATCTCAACCGCGCCTGTTTGCGTCTTGTGGAAGCTCTCGTACTCAAAACCCACTGCGGGGGCGTCTGATGCTGTAGGAGCCGCTACGGCATCGGGTTGTGAAGGCGCGTAGGGCTCTTGAATCTCCGCTCCTGGAAACTTCTTCCTTAATGCGTCCACCAACTCGTCTGCGGAGGCGGGAACCGTCGCTCCCAAAACCAAAGTAGCGATTAACGCGCGCATTTATCCTCTCCTCACCACAACCTTGTATCAGGGGATAGCCCCATGGCAACCGATGTCGAGCGGCTGATCGTTCGTCTTGAGGCAACACAACGTCAGTTCGAGAAGCAGCTTGCCGCTGCCAACAACACGGCGAACCGACGGGCTCGATCCATAGAGCGGCGCTTTCAACAGATGAATCGTGCGCTCAATGCGCAGTTTGCCGGGTTAGGGAGAGGGCTTGCGGCCGCCTTCGCGGGTGGGGCGTCACTTCGTGGCGCTCAGCAACTCCTCGATGCTTCGACCCGTATCGAAAACGCGCTGAAGGTTGCTGGCCTCGCGGGCGAGCAGTTGACGCAGGTATATGATCGGCTGTTCGAGAGCGCGCAGCGCAACGCTGCCCCGATCGAAACTCTGGTAGAGCTTTATAGCCGCGCCTCTCTCGTCCAGAACGAACTGGGCGTTTCTACAGAAGAACTGCTGGGGTTTACAGAACGGGTCGCTCTTGCTCTCCGCGTCGCGGGTACCGATGCGCAGTCCGCCTCTGGCGCTCTCCTGCAGCTTTCCCAGGCACTAGGCTCAGGAACGGTCAGGGCAGAGGAATTTTCTTCGATGCAGGAGGGGGCGTTGCCAATCCTGCAAGCTGTTGCCGCCGGGTTGAAAGAGGCTGGCGGCTCCGTCGCGCGGTTGAGGAATCTCGTTGTGGACGGGAAGGTTTCCTCCGAAGCCTTTTTCCGGGCCTTCGAGGCCGGGTCCGTCATTCTCGAGGAGAAAGTAGCCGGCGCAGAACTCACCGTCAGCCAATCATTCGTGCGGCTTCAGAACGTTCTGATTGACGCCGCCGGACGGTTTGACGACGGTTCACAGGCGAGTGCTCGCTTGGCGGGTGCGCTTGATGGCTTGGCCCGCGCGGTAGAAACTTTCGATTTCGGCCCGCTCATTAACGACGTCCTCGACTTCGTCGACAACGTCTCCTGGGCCGTAGACAAGGTGACAGCCTTCCGCGACGCCGTCTACGATGTCGCTAGGTCGATATCGGAGTTCACCGGTGGCGCCGTCCTTGGTGACATGCTGCGCGATGCTGGTCTGCCGATGGTGCGCGCCGACACGGCAGGTCGAGAACAGGATGCAATCCAAAGCCGAATTGATGCCGCATTCGCAGCCGC